GCTCGTAAGCTTCGTCAACCGCCGTTGCCGAGTGCCCCGTGAAGGCAATCCAGTGCTCAGGCCTCGTTCGGCTGGCAGCGACGAGCGCATACATGGCCTCAGTATCATCGGCGAGAACCGAGAGCACGTCGGCGCCGCCGGATACGCTCCACTCATACAGCTCGGTTGCCCAATTGAGCTGCGCCTGCTCGCGGTAGAACCCCGCGCGCCCGACGCTGCCTGCGATCTGAATCACGACTTCGTCGCCCTCAAGCAGGATCCGCAACGGTGAAGGTCGCTCGGGGGAGGCGGCCGCGAACTTGGCGCCGAGTAGCTGGACGAACTTCCGGAACCGCCGCTCCCAGTAGGGCCACCAGTTCGCCGGGAACTCCGAGTAGGCCGGGCCGTCGTACCGAAACATCCAGTCGCGCGGGCGAGCAAACGAGAGATCCAGGAGCACGCCACTTAGGCCGAGGGCGCGGACCTCGTTCACGAGAGCGTCGGTGAGTCCGTCGAGCTTCCCGCCGTCGAGCGCATGCCAGTCGATCATCGGGCGCCCGTGAGCCCACGCCACCGCCGGCACCCCGTCGGGGGTAGCGAGCGACGTGGTAAGCGCGTTCACGGCATCGAACCATGGGACGCCCGTCGGGTTGCCCCACGTCGGGTCCGGGCGGGTCAGCACCTGCGCGTAGAGGTAACCGCGCTTGGTCTGCGCGAGCGCGGTCGCTGCCGCTCGGAAGTCATGGTCCTCCTGGCCGGACTGGAACACGAAGCCGTCGAAGTGCGGGAGCGTCGGCACCCGCGCCCAGTCGGGCTTTTCGAGATGGCGAAGGATCATTCCTTGCCTACCAAGTAGCGGCGGATCACGACATGCCCGTCACCGTCGCGCTGGATCGAATAGAGCGCTTCGGGATTCGGGAGCGCGAAGGTCCGGAAGAACTCGCCGGAGAAGCGGATCCCTTCGACTTCGAGGAGATCTCGGGAGGCGTCGTAATCTACCCGCAAGGATGCCATTTAATCCCGCACCGTGCGGTAGTCATGGATCAGGGTCGAGCGCATCGGCAAGATCGGATGCTTGCACTTGCAGGCGCGTGGATGGGCGATCTCGCTCTTGAGGAGCTTCCGGCACGCGCCGCAATACCAGACCCGGTAGGAGATAGGTGGTGGCGACGCGGGCTGTTCCACTTGCCTATCCTCCAGCGTCACCATTCGCTGGCGGTGCTGGTACAAGGGAAAGCCCAGACCGTGCCGCCTCTGCGGCGGTTCCAGCCGTGTCCTCGCCGGGCGCCTTATCCGAGATCGCGATCAGGAGAATGCGCGGGATCGGGCCGATCTCCACCCCCGGGGGCAAGCCTGCGGGCTGAATCCGGGGAGCCGGCTGGTCGCCGACGTACTGCCACTGGAAGGTAAACGGGCGGCCGAGATTGGCGAGGGCCCGGAGCTTCTGGATCAGTTCCTCGCCCCCGATGCAGGCCAGCACCTTGACGTCTGAGCCCGGGTGGACGAGCCAAGGGATCTCTTTCGGCGTGTCCATGCCGGGCACCATGCACGTTTACCCCATGAGGCGCAAGCGGAAAACCTGCCGGTGGAAAATGCCGGCCGCTTGGGCTACGATCGTCTGTGGGAGACGCGGGTGCGAACCCCGCCGTGCGGCAAGGTTCCTAACCCGGATCGTGCTGCGTGTCGTCTAGAGCCGCGAAGCTAACGGCACAGTCAGGATGCCCAACCACCTATCGGAGCGAGCCGTGATCCAGAGCACCGCCCGGGACCTGGCCATCGCGCGCGCGGTGTCTGACACTGCGATCAGAACATGGATTACAAAGAAGACGAAGCTGATCGTGGCGGCCGTGTCGGACAAGGATCTGCTGGCCATCATCGCCGCGGTCGATGCCTCGCTCGGGGGTAAGGCCGGTGACAGCCACGCGCCGGCCCCTGTGTTGGACAGGGCTGCTGAGGATCATGGCACCGTTGCCGCTCCAACCGGTGGTGTGCATCCAGAGTCGAGATCGGCGCAAGCGGCCGAGCCCCCGGGCGATGACATCGTTTGGCCGGATACTAAAATCGTGACTACGGTTAACCCTTATGCGAACGGCTACCGCGAGGCCAAGCGCGAGGCGGTGGGGATCATTCGCGAACTTGTGGATGGGACGGCGAGCGAGGCCGTGTTCGTTGCCGCGCTCCAGTACATCGCCGCCGCCGAAGCGGATGCAGCGGAACCGGCGAAGCCAGTGGAGGAGGGGAAGTGAAGGCCACCGAGGATGGGCAGATGCTTTTCGGAGAGCGTGGGGGAGACGAGCCGCACAAAGCCATGACCACCGACAGCGCGCGAGATCCACGCAAGTCCGGCACGCTCTGCCAGGGGTGCGGGAAGCGCTATCGGTGCGACTGGATGCTACCAAGCGACCAATGGGAAATGATCCGCTTCGGCGACAACCTGCTATGCGGTCCATGTATTACCGAGCGGATTGAGTTTGAGCTAGCAGAAGCCAGCATGTTCTTGGCTTTTAAGGTGGTGGAGCTATGACCCCAAGCGCGCGAGAGGCGGCGGAGAAGTGGCTGCTGTTCCGGTTCACCCATGCCCATACGCTGGAGGAACAAGCCCGCATCGCCGCCGACTTCGCGGAACGGTTGGCGCTCGCATCAGTGAATGCCAAGATGCTGGACAGGATTTTCCACGACAGCACGCCGCTCCCCTGGGCCGAGGCGACGAAGGAGGGCGGGGAGTGATTATCAACGGCTGGGGAGAGGAGCCACATGCCATGACCCCGGACCCCGCGCGACAGGCGGCGGAGAAGTGGTTGGCGGATAAGTACACCATGATGCTCCCGAACCAACGCGACTACCCGACAATAGGTCACCTGATGGATGAGTTCGCCCGCATCGCCGCCGATTTTGCGGAGCGTGGGATGAGAGCCGTCCGCAACTCATGTCTCAGGGAGGTCCGCTCCAATATTTGCGTGGCCAGAGAGTCGTCTCCAATCCCAGGTTCGTGGAAGGGCAGTGGGCCTGACCTTCTCGCAACAATCGGGGATGAGATCGAAGCTCGGCCGCTCCCCTGGGCCGAGGCGACGAAGGAGGGCGGGGAGTGAGCCAGGCCGCCTAGCGGCTGGTGGCCTGGAAGTGGATCGCTGACCCGAGCCCCTTCAACCTGCAATCGGCAAGCCACAAGGCAATGAGCCTATCCCCCGTGTGATCTACCAGGGAGTAGCGCCGTATATCCCCGATCAGCTCCTCGACCTCACGCCTTCGGGGAAAGCGCCAGCGCCTAGCGTCCAGGTCCTTCCCCATGCCACGAATCGCCCAGTGCTCCTCGCCCCGCTTGGCTGCTGCCCCCGTGTACTGGCCAAACACCCGGATCGACCGCGCCTCCTCCGGGGTCGCCCCTACGGCTTCGAGCAAGGCCGGATCGGCGGCGAGACTTGCGATATGGGCTTGGGCAGCGTTCGTCTCGACGAGCCATTCCCGGGGTTTCATTGAGCGCTGCACCTGGACGATCTGTTCTAGGAGCGCCTTCCCCATCCATTGCCCCGAGCGCATGTGCAGCAAGTGCTTGGTCCCGGCCAGGTGGTCCCCCGCTACGGCAATGGCCGTCAGGTTCGAGCCCTTGGTTTCGGAGGCGCCGAGATCGAGCCCGGCCGTGACCCAGCGGAATTGGTCCTGGGGGTAGTCGCCACTCCACCACGCATCGGGGTCCTGGCAGAGCCGTTGGCAGTCGCGAGCCGATTCGTAGGGCAGGAGCCCCGTCGAGTCGGAGAGCGCCATGTTCTGCAATTGCCGGGCAAACTCGACGTCCCCTAGCTCCTCCCGCTTGGATGCCAGGCGCTCGTCCGACCAGCGCTCGGGCCAACGGCAGTTCGCCTCCCCCGCGGCGTAGCGGCGACTGGTCCAGACCCCCGGCTCGTCGCGCTCCAAGCGATGGGGCATGTCGTCGATGTGCCAGGCGTTGTTCGTGATCCAGACCGAGCCGTCTTCCGTGATACGGCCTAGGAGAACCTCTTTCAACCAGTCGTAGATATTCTCCCGGCCGGCGGCGGTGAGTCCATTACGGCGCGTCACCGTGTCATCGAGGATTGCGATATCGAACCGGGACCCCATGATCGCACCACCGACCCCCAGCGCCTCGATCGAGAAGTCCTTTTCCCGAAGCGAGAAGTAGCGATCCCGCTGGACGAGGATCGAGTTCTCGTGCCAGTGCTCGAAGCGGTTCCGGCGGATCGCGGGCTGGAGCCGAGGATAGATGGCTCGTAGGCGGCCGTTCGATTCGATGTTGGCTTTGATTCGCGAGAGCCACTTGACCGACTGGGTCGAGGTCTCTGAGATCAGCGCAATTCGGAGGTTCGGGTTCTGGCCGAGCTCCCAGATGGGGCGGAGGACCGAGAGCTGCTGGGTCTTCCCGTGCTCGATCGGGCCGAAGAGGATCAGGCGGCGGTGGTCGGAGCAGAGGCGTTGCCACTCGACGTGGAAGTCGGTCGGATGGAGGTCGAGGATCTGGTCGCCCAAGTAGGCGGCGTTAGAGCGGGCGATCTCCCGGCGCAGCGCCCATAAGTCGTTTGACTTGATCGTAGAGCTCTTGCTGCCTCTCGATGGGGAGGGCGGCCCACTGCTCTCTCCAGGCAGTGCGCTCGGCGGAGGAGTCGTCGTCCTGGGCATCGGGCTCTCCGTAGCCTGGGGGTAGGATCGGGGCCGGGCCCAAGTCGAGTCCGTTCAACTGGCGCCGGTCGCGGGAGATCCGGAGAAGCCGATCCATGGCAGCCCACCAGCCGGGCCCCGTCGAGGCCTTCCGGAGCTTATCCCAGACAAGCAGCTGGTAGCCGTCGAGGCGCTGGTTCTCGAGGGCGCGGTACTCGTCTACGGCGGGGATAGGTACCGACTTGATGTAGGTCCAGATCGCGCGATGGCAGGCTTGCTTGGAGCTGTAGCCCACCTGGCGGGCGATCTCCATGTAGGTGAAGCCCGCAAGCTTCATCTGCACCATGCGTTCGACGAGCCTGGCCTTCTCGAGGGAGCGGTCGGCCCGGCGGCGGGGCCCCCCGATCCGCTTCTGGGGCACGGGCGTTTGGCCTAGGGGTAGGTCATCAGTGCCGTTAATGGTCATCGGCTTAGGGTTAGCACGGATCGGCGGGCAGAATCAATTCCGCTCCGGTCGCCAGTCGGAGCGGAGGTCGCTCGCGAGGCGTTGGGGCGAGAGGCGGGCTAGGGTCATGGGACCGTGCGGGGGCTGGCCGTAGGCATTGACCTTGAAGGCGGCCGAGAAGACTTGGGCGTTGCACTTGTACATCGACGCGGCTAGCTCGGGCTGGTTCGCTGCCAGATCGGCATGGATGGCCCACACGTTGGCGGCCAGCTCGCAGTGGGAAGGCTCGGGGTGCTCGCGCGGCCGGGGATCGGGCACGGTGGTCCAGCGCTGGGGGCGGGTGCGCTGGTCCTCGAGCCATTGCAGGGCGCGCCAAACGACGGCGCTTGCGATCGCCACGATGCCGCCGAGCAGGAAGGCAAGGATGATCACAGCGCCGCCTCAATCTGCTGCTTGGCGCGTTCGCGGGCAGGTCTGCATCTGTCGCAATGGCCCCAACGTGTGTGCTCGCGCACTGATTGGGTGGTAAGCCGCTCGATCCGCATCCCTTGCCGGATGAAGTCGGCCACGTGCTTCGCCACGTCACGGGGGCGCGAAGGCTCATCCACCACGGCAGCATGGATGCATCCGCAAGAGGAGAACCCGCAGTAGGTGTAGCCGTCACTCTTGTCGCTCATCGGCTCCTCCCAAGTTCTGGCGGCTCGAGGCGGATCATCGCGATGGAGCACGCCGATAGGCCCCGCAGGTGAGGGGCCGTCACCGTGGCAGGGATCTCACCCCCGCAGATCGCTTCCCGCCTTTTCCACCGTACCGGACATGAGTTGCCGGCCGGCCCCGAGCGTGCCGCCCATGGATAACCTACACCCGCCCGAGAGCTTGCCTCAAGCATCGGGCTCATTTTCGCTGCCATTCGATTCCGCCGTCCAAGAGCCCTAGAGGCGTGATCCCAAGCACGGCAGAAAATTGCAGGAGCCTCGCAATCGTGATCGACTGCTTGCCCTGCTCGATGTTTACGATGGATGTCCGCGCAATGCCGATTGCCAGAGCAAGATCCCCCTGCGTTATGCCACGCAACTCGCGTTCCTTTTTGATGTTGGCACCAATGGCAGCCCGCAACTTGTCATCGTTGATTCGGATCCGGGGAGGTTGTCTCGCAGCGCGATAGCGCGCGCGGGCCACCATCAATTTAGCCTGGGCGCGCTTCACTTCCACGAGAGCAGCTTCGCGAGATAGGCGCTTGCTCACAGCTCCTCGCACTGGTACGCGGCCCAGTTGTTGGTTGTCTTCAACTCGAACTCCACGCGCTCGGCGATGCACCCACCACACAGCAGGTTGAAGTTGCCGCGGATCTTTTCCCAAAGCTCATCGGGCAGCATCCAGTCGCAACGGTACTTCTGGCCGCAGTCCTGGCAGGTGCAGCTTGGGTCCGGGAGAAGGATGGTCCTGCCTCTAACTGGACGCAGTTTCACTGCACACGGCCTCCCATGGGATCTCCCCTTCGCGCAGCAGTTTCCACTTGACCGTCATCGCCATCGGCACCACGGCTTGATCGATGGCGAGTTGTGCCAGCTCCGTGAAGTAAGCTGCATCGGCGCACTCGTCGAGCGAGTCGTATTGCGGGGGAAGTTCTGGGTCGCTCATAGCGTTAGCGAGCACCAAAGCCAGCCGATTGACTGCCTTGTCGTATGGGGTCGCGCTCATGGCTTCTCCTGTAACAGCCAGTCGGCGATTGCTTCGGGCGTCAATTGCTTCGTCGCTTCAGGTGGTCCCCAAAGCGCCTCACTCATTGCTTCCCGGCATTGCTCGTTTGCTATTTCGACCGCCCGCACGATCAACTTCCGACACCGCGCGACCCAGTAGGCATTGGCGATGTCAACGCACCGTTCCACGTCATCATCCGATACGTCCACCGGATAATCAAATGCTTCCCATATTTGCTCCGCCAGGCTCTTCGCGCTATCGCCGGTTGCTGTCATCGCGCCCCCTGACCGAGCCGCAGGACGGCGTACCCGACCGCGA